GAACGCGTGCATGAACGTGTTGAAGACAAGAAGTTCGGTTCATACATTGGAATCAAGAAACTTGCATGGCGTTCACAGCGCACCATTGACTATTGGAAGCTTGACCGATCAGGCAAAATCGAAGCTGTGTTTCAACAGGCCGACGGCGATGTCGGTGCGAATTTGTACATCGACGGGAACTGGGTCACTGTGTTTTCACTCGGCAAACGTGGTGACAACTATGAAGGCATATCAGCATTGCGACCGATATATGGGAACTGGCAAAGAAAGTGTGTGTTCTTGAAGCTGATCGCCATAGGCATTGAAAGATATGCGATCAACACACCCGTGGGCAAAATACCAGCGGGCAAAGAAGAAGGTTCAGAACGCAACAAGTTTGTGAATATGTTGAAGGCCATTTCATCGCACCAGCAAAACTTCTTCACGTTGCCTGTGGGCTGGGAAGTTGAATTTCTGACAAACCCATTCGACGCCGAAAAGGTTGTGCGCGTGATTCAACGCGAAGACGAAGGCATGGCGAAATCATTCGTGGCGAATCACTTGCTTCTGGGCACAGGGGGCAACGGCGGCGCGTTCGCACTGGGCACTGACTTCAGTGATCAATTTCTTTCGATCATTGAAAACGACGCTGACATTGTTGCAAGACGTTTCAACAAAGACGTGATCAAAGAATTCATTGACTTCAACTATGGGCCGCAAACTTCATACCCGAAGATGACTGTCACTGGCATCAACGACAAGTTCAGCAAAGAATTCGCTGAAATCATGGCGATGCTTTCTGACAAGAAATACATTTCGGCGACTGAAAACCTTGAACACTGGGTTCGTGAAAAGATGGGCTTGCCGAAGCTTCTTGAAGCTGACGCGGCGGCGATTCCCGATGTTCGAAAGGTTGAAACAGCTTCATTGTTCACTGAACAAAACGATTCTGCAAAGTTCGCTGACCAGAAGAAGACTGAAGCGAAGATCAAAGATCAGCTTGATTCATCGGCAATTTCTGTTGCTGAAGGTATGCAAGAAAACTTGAAGCTTCGTGCGGCGGCATACATCGACAGGTTGTTCAAACAACTTGCGGCTGTACCGCGTGACAAATGGCGACGTGTGATTCGCGAACAAGGCACATTGCCGAAGTCAGCCGAGTACACAAAGAAGCTGAAGCGGGCACTTGCCGAAACAGCTGGTCGTGCGATTGCACAAGCACGCAATGAAGTGTCTGGCGGTCGCAAGGTTGAATTCGCTGAAGGCGTGAAGTCACGAATGTCATTTGCTGAAAGCGATGATTCATTCAAGAACTTGCCGAAGAACCTTCAAGAACTGATCACAACATCGGCTGAACTTGTTGCCGACGGCCAGTTCACAGACATCGAAAACGCTGTGCTTTTGACGGCAAATGCTGGCGTTGACGAAACAGCTGACTTGCTGATCATGCGAAGAAATGTTGATCTTGCGATTGACAAGAAGCTGGTCGGCGAAGGCGCAACAGGCTTCGGTTCTTCGATCATCACTGGCGCAACGAACTTGAGTTCGCAAGTGTACAACGCCACGCGAACAAGCTTCTTTCATGTGCCCGAAGTTCTTGAAAAGATTGAAGCCTTCAAGTTTGTGAACAAGAACCCGATCAGCCCTATTTGTCAGGACTTGAACGGGCGAATCTTTTCGAAGAATGACCCTGAAGCTTCACAATATATGCCGCCGCTTCACCACAACTGCAAGTCGTTCATTGTGCCCGTCTTCGATTTACAAGGTAAATCAGTCAGCGACATAGGACTTCAACCCAGTGACCCCGAATTAAAAAAATTCAAGACGCTTTGATGTATTGACGAAATATGTATTGCACGAAAGGATATACAAATATGAAAGACACCAGCACAAAAATATTCACAGGCCGCTTGAAGCTGTCAGACGGCGTTGACCGCAATGGCATCAAGCACGTTCAACTTCTTCGTGTGGGCCGATTCAATCACCCTTCAGCACCAGACGGCGCATTCGACATCACACCAGAAATGCTTCTGAAGATGAAAGCAAATTTCGATGGCAATGCCAGACGACTCGACAAGGGTGAAATTCCCGTTGACTATGGTCATCACACAGAAGGCAAAGCGGCGGGCTGGATTGAAGCCGTTCATCTTGAAGAAGAAAACAAAAGTTTGTGGGTTGACATCAACTACACAGAAGAAGCTGAAAAGGCGATCATGTCACGCGAATGGCGTTTCATTTCAGCCGACATTGATTTCGAGTACAAAGACAACGAATCAGATATGACACTAGGGCCAGTTCTTCTCGGCGCGGGGCTGGTGAACCGACCTCATATCAAGTCAATGAAAGCCGTGTTTGGCGAATCATATGGCGAAGAACCGAACAACGAAACAACAAAAGAAAACAAGGGGTTTTCAATGACACCAGAAGATATGATGAAAAAAATCGGTGAACTTGAAGCCATGATTTCAGCCCTTAAAGCACAAGTGCAAGCGGGCGAAAAGTCAATGGCCGATGCCGAAGACAAAGGTGAAGAAGTTTCGAAAGAAAACGATTCACTGAAAGAACAGTTGAAAGAAGCACAATCAAAAGTGCTGAAGTTGACTGAAGAAAAGGAAGCTGTTTCGAAAGAAGCAAAATTCAATGAATATCTTTCAGCGGGCAAAATAGTGCCAGCACAGAAAGAAGCATTCATGTCAATGACACTTGAACTTGCTGAAAAGCTGTTCAAAGACGCGAAGGCCGCAAACTTCAGCGACAAAGGTCATGGCAAGGCAACAACAGCAACGACTGACGACGGCGACAAAGCCGCTTCAACAATCGTTGATGAACGTGCCCGTGAATTGATGAATGAAAACAAAAATATGAAACTAGGTGAAGCGTATTCACAAGTGTTGTCTTCTGACAAAGACTTGAATGCGAAGTACATGGTTGAAGGGGGTCGCAATGTCTAAATTTCAACAGGCAAGAACAAGAACCTTCACAGCTGAAAGTGATCTTCGTTTGAAGAAATATTTTGGCTTGAAGGTAGGCGCGACAGCTGGCGGGGTTGACCTTGCTGGTGCTGGCGAAGCTGAATTCATATTGATGAATGAACCGAACATCGGTGATCAAGCGGAATGCGCAATGATCGGCGGCGGGGCAATGGGTCATTCTGGTGCGGCAATCGCCTATGGCGATGAACTCGCAAGCGACGCGGCTGGCAAAATCATACCAGCTGTTTCGACAAACAAAGTCATCGGCATTGCTTTGGCAAGTGCTTCTGGCGCAGACGAATACGTTGAAATTGAACGCGTTCGATATGTGAAAGCATAGGGGGTGAAAGATGAGTTCACAAAATAGAGCTATTGTTGACAAGCTTTTGACGAATGTGTCGAACCAGCTTGTGCCCGAAGGGTATATTTCTGAAATGGTTTTGCCTATGCTTCAAGTCGTTCAAACTTCTGGTTTGATCGGGAAGTACAGCAATGATCATCTTCGCATCATTGACACAAAAGTCGGCGGCAAAGGGTTGTACCCTATGGTTGACACGACTGTTCGTTCATCGACAGGGTACAGTTTGACTGACCATGCGTTGAAAGAATTGTTGACTGAAGACGATTTCGACAATGTCGAAAAGCCGTTTGATGCTGAACAAGATGCGACTGTTTCTTTGACAACCCATTTGTGGCTTGAAAAGGAAAAGGGTCTTGCTGACGCTGTTGCTGACGTTGCTGTGATCACACAGAACGTGACACTGGCGGGCACTGATCAATGGTCAGACTATGCGGCATCAAACCCGCTTGAAGACCTTCGCGACGCAAGAAAAGGCGTTCGTGGCGGTTGTGGTATGAAGGCAAACATCGCTTTCATGGACGAAGATGTCGCTGACACGCTTCGTTTTCACCCACAGCTTCTTCGCAATCTAGGTTTTGCCGACACCCGCGCTGGCGGTCTTGTCGATGCTGAACTTGCAAAAGCGTTGAAGGTTCAAGAAGTTCTTGTTGCTGAAGTTGTGTACAACAGTTCTGTTCAACCAACAGCTGACGTTCTTGCGCCAGTTTGGGGCAAACATTTCTGGTATGCACACAGCCCACGCACAGCAAGCCGAAGACAACAGTCACTAGGCTATCGCTTGCAAAAGGCTGGTCAAAAGCCACGACAGGTTTTCAAGTCGTTCCCTGACGAACCAGTGAACAGCACGAAGATCATCGTGAAAGACAAGTACCAACAGGTTCTAACGAACCCAGCTTGCGCATACTTGATCAAGAACGCAATCGCATAGACAACATTCAGGGGGTGCGCAAGTGCCCCTTGAAATTTCAATGAACAATATATTCAAACACTGGGGAACAATCACATGAAGAACAAATACAAGCACGACGAAGAAATTGAAGATCAAATTGACAATGAAGTTGAAGACGACGGCATTGCTGACATGACTGGCGTGACACAGCCAGTGAAGCCAGACATTGACCCGCTTGAAAAGGAAGAACGCGAAGCCGCGAAGAAGAATGCAAAGCCAGCACCTTCTGGCGCATATGTCGTGAATCAAAACATGAAGGTTGACGGCAAGGCATACAAGAAGGGCGACGCATATGAAGGCAAGTTGTATCAAGATTTGATTGATGCAAAAGCCTTGATCAAGAAAGGTTGATTGCGATGACATACAGTCTAGTCAGTGATGTTCGAAATGAATTCAAATCTGTGCTTGATCAGGGCACAGTGATGACAGACAACAAGATCGTTGAATTTCAACTTCAGCATTTTGCTTTGATCAACGCATATGCGGGCACGCGGTACACTGTACCGATCACGGGCACAACGCCAGTTGATCAGTCTGACACGATCAGCTTCACCCTTGCTTCTGGCGCGGGCGAAGTGAAAACTGTTTCGGTTTCGGCGCAAGGCATTTCAAAATCATATTCATACACAACGCTGGGTGCTGACACAGCTGAAGTTCAGCGTGACGCAATACTGGCTTTGATCAATGCCGACAAAGATCGGCTGATCGAAGTCGTTGCTTCTGGCACCGATGACATCACAGCTTCTTCGCGGGTCTATGGCTTCGCGTACACGCTGGGGGTCACTGGCACAGGGGTTTCTTTTGCAAACGTGACAGCGGCGATTCTGGGTTCACCAGCGTTGCGTCTGTTGCGAAAGGTTGAAACTGAACTGACGGCTTGCAAGATCGCGGCAATACTCAAGACGAAAGTCGCTGAAGTGTTGTTGCCTTCTGGCGTTCGGCAAGAAATCAAAGACGGCACTTGTGCAAAGATGGCAATGCAAATTCTGAAAGACATTCAAGACGGCAAGCTTCTTCTTGAAGATGCCACACTGATTTCTTCAGGCGGCGGGCTTGAATCAAGTGCATATGCTGGCACGTTTGAAGTCGGCGTGAAGCAATGGTGATTTGATGGCTGATCTTCAAGACAAAGCATTCATCAATTTCAACTTCGAAAACAAATTGAAGTTCGAAGCGGCATTGAAGAAGGCTGGCAAAGAAGTTGAAGATTTGCGATTCCCGCTGGGCGAAATTGCGCGTGATTTTTACAAGTCAGAACAGGCCATCTTCAAGTTGAAGTCGGCTGGCGGGTACCCTGATTTCAAATCAGAAAAGTCACGAATGCAAAAGATTCGCGAAGTCGGTTTTGAATACCCGCTTTTGCGAAGAACAGGCAAGCTTCGAAGATCAATCATCGGCCCCAA